TTGTATCTATAAGCAAATCTAATAAATTTGTCTTTTATAAAATCTGTATCACCATCCCAGTTTGCGTTATAATTAGGATTTAAAACGGTTGAAGCAGCTTGTTTGCCATTAAATGTATCTAAAAACTCTTGTGTTCTGTTAACCATATTTGACCTTGAAAAAGCCAAAACATCACTAACAGATATAGTTGTTAAAGGTGTATAAACAACTACCGGGTTTGCGTAGGAAACAACTATACCAATTTTAGTATCGCCTCTTGTAATAAAGTCTCCTGCAAATATAACAGGATCAATCGTATTGTCAACTTCGAAAGTGGTCGTGTTTGTAACTACTGAAACTGTTTCGTTATTTGTGTTTAATATGTTTATAGCTTTAAATGGCGCTATTTTTGCTACAGAGATGTTTTCTTCTGTATTATAGTAATTAGAATTAAGAGCCGCTTTACTAACGTCTATAACTCTTGGTTGGTTTCTGTTGTCTGTAAAAAATAGTAAATCTTCTAATAAATTTACTCCAGATATGAAGTTTTGTTTAGAGAAATTCAAAAAAGAACCCTCAACTAGTTTAGTAACAGCGCTAGTACTAGCGTTATATTTATGTATAAAACACTTAGCGTCTATAGCTACATTTGTGCTTGTATTTACATTTTGATCAGTTGAGAAAACGTATATACAATTACTTTGATCATCCATCAAGTAACCTATAACCCCTAAATCAGGAGCGGTTTCATTTAAGCCTAAGTCTACTTTAAGTTCATTACCTTTAATGTTCTCAACAGCTCCCACATCTCCTCCTTCAGATTGACTGATAGAAATGTTCATAGCGTTTCTATATTCACCTGATGGAACCAACCTAGCATCTAGGTCCTTGTTCATTTTAGATTTTATAAATGCGTTCTTAATTTCAGCCATTTGATTTTAGTGTTTTAACCATTTAGATCGCCCTCTAGTAACCTGAACTATCTCGTTTAGTTTAATATTAGATAATCTTATCTTAGCGTTTCTCAGCTTAGCGCTTTTTTCTCTCTTTAATCTATTGATAACATATTCAGGTTGGTTGATTCTAGAAGCAAGAATTGCATGACTAATATAAGCATACATAGCCTCCTCCGCCATTTTAGGCACTCTAGTATCCATGTTAGTAGACAAACCATCTGATATATATTCTAATATAATGATCTTATCAACTAAGTCAGCAGAGAAAGAAAACTTACCCTCTCTTTCGTTTATAGTGAAAGATCCATTTATGTTAGCGTGCTGTGGTTCCATTCCATATCTTTGACCTATACCGCTTGATTGCCAGTCATAAAAATGGTCCCAACTAAAAGCGGTATCATTAATATTTTGTCCAGCATCTTTTAATCCATTACCAGCCCACCTGTCTTCTGTTATTGATGTTCCCTCTGTATTGTCTCCGAAATTGTCCTGTATAGGCTGACCGTTAGAAGCCTGAAGAGGAATTTCATACGGATTACTAGTTAAAGTAGTTGGTAATATAATGTGTTTAATACCTTGATTATCTACCCAATATATATTAACATAATTAACATAGTCTTGAGGAATAGCAACACTTAATCCGCTGGGTACAGATAACTCTTGAGAGTTGACACTTTTTAATGTATCATAACTGAATTCTTGCATTGCTCTTTTAGCATGGAATATAACATCAGTTCTTTTAACACTTTGCACTAATTTTCCAACGCCAACATAAGCAACCATAAAGTTATTAACTATGTCATTAATTTTTGTATAAGCATACGACCCATAGTTTTCCTCAACAGTCTCTCCGTGAGCTTTCTCACTATAAGTGTTGCCGTAGTTTCCGCCATCAAGTGTTTTTAATTGAACAACTATGAAAAGCCCGTCTGCTGGCGCCGTTGTAAAAGTTATGGTATTCCCAGAAACTGAATAGTCAGCTGTAACTTCAGACCAGCTACCTGGTAAACCGTTAGCACTTGTATATAGTTTAAAGTTGTTTAAAGCATAGTTGGCCACAGCGTCCGAAACAGCAAACCATTTTAAGTCTGTATTAAAAGTAGTTGTGAAAGTTGTTACCACACCGTCCCCTTTAAAACCTTGGGCACCTTCGTAATACTGTCTATTATTTTCTGTTAGTAGTGACATTTATTAGCTTTTTTTATTATATTCTGTTTGTTGTATTTCTGAAGCAGCTATTTGTACAATTTGAGGATCTTTAATAATTACACCTGAATATAGTAATACTCTGGTTATAACATTTACTTGTTCAGAAGAATTTAATTCTATTTGAGTGGATCCCTGAGGGTCGTAAGTATACTGACCTAAGCTACCTATATTATATGCCCACACTACGTTTTTAGGTTTTCTAATAAAGCTAGTTGTAACATTATCTACTATAGTTGTAGGTCTTACAATTAATTTTCCGCCTTCATATAAGTAGGTAGGGAAATCTTCCGTAGAGGCTGTTAGTGGGGATTTTTGAATATTATAGAAATCATTACGTTGTAATCTTTCTATTTCAGCGATATGTCCAGTTACTGATTGATATACTGGTGTACCTAGTTTGTAAAAAACTAATTCATTAGCTGTTGATGGCTCAGAACCATCATTTATAATAGTGTTACCATCTAGGTCTGTTATAGGTAAATTAAATTTACCAGTAGAGTAAATACAATTACCATCACTCTTAAATGGAGATATTTTTTCATCGACACTCATTTGTCTGTCAGAGTAGTCGTAATCTGATTGCGGCACTCGTAGTTGCTGATTCAAATCATCAAAGTACTGCTCAAATATATCAAGCTGAACTTGTGTTGCTGTTTTATTAAACTCGTTAGGCGTCATATACCCCCGTTGTTCTTTGTTTAATATTAACAGAACTGTCTTATATACTGTATCTACGTTTATTGCCATTTTTTGTTATTTATTACTTATAGTAAATAAGCCACCTATAAGATGGCTTACTACCTATAAAATATAGTTACATACTATTTTAGTTTTTTCTCTACAGATTTGTATATTTCAACGCCTTCGTCTGTTTTAAAGAATGCAGCCATAGCTGAGTATGGATTTTCATCAAAAGGAACTGTCATAAGTTTCTTTCCATTACTTGCCCAAGAGAATGATCTCTGATCTTGTGCTAATCTAATAATCTTTCCTTCAACCGCTTTAATCGCAAAGTTTCTTAACTGAACGTTATCGTCTTTAGCTAACTCTAAGAACAACTTAGGTTGGTTCCTAGCGAATATAAGCAAATCACGTTTAAGCTCCTTAGAAGACATGTTAGTGACCTTAGATCCAAATTCAACTCTTAATATAGCCTCCGCTTGATCTACTTCTAGTGCTCTAGCGGCATTTAAAGCGTCAATCTGAAGTTCCATTATATCTAAGTCATCATTAGCTTCAATAACTGCGTCAAATTCAATGTATCTTCTACCTTTTAAAGGGTGATACAGTGATAAAAGTTTTTGTAGTTGTTGGTTTTCTTTTGGTACATGTAATGCTCCATCTCTGAACATAATGTGGCCTAAGGTTGCCTCTCCTTCTTGCTCGTCTTTAAAAGGCGATGACATATTGGTTGCATATCTTAGTTCTCTTTGCTCGTTAGTTTCTGGATCAAAGTAAAGCATTGCTACTTTGTTGGTGTGTTTTGATGGTATACGTAAAGTTAGTGGTTGATATCTACCCACTACTAAATACGTTCTGTCTTTTATCTCCCAGCTGTTTTCAACTGATGGAGTTTGTTTTTTTGTTTTCATAATATTATATAATATAATTAAATAGTTTGATAAGAGTAATAGTTACCCCCGTTGATGTAACGAGGGTAAAGATTACAAAATAATAGTTGTTATGCTTTAGTGAATAACACGAAGTTATTAGCACCTTGAACACATAAACATCTTTCAGAAAGGAAGTTTACTTCCATTGCATCAAGATCAGATGTCATAGCACCACCAACAGATCCAGTTAACCAAGATTTCATCTTTCTGTCGTCAGCTTGTGAAGCTCTATAACGAACATGTAAGAATGGTCTTCTGATATTTGTACCTAATTGTTGATCATAAACAGTAGAAGTTCCAGCAGGAATTAATACTCCGTCAATTGCAGCAACAGGAGCAGCAACTGCACCAGCTTCAATAGCACCACCTCTTGTAGAAGCGTCATTTAAGTATTTCCAGTCAGTTTTGTAGAAATCGTAAGATCCACGTCTGAAACCAGAGAAGCCTAAGTTTAAAGCCATATCTTCTGAATTTTCAAATAATCCATAAGCAGTTCCACCATTCGCTCCAGCAGAGATCGCAGCTAACATATCATCAAAACTCAAAGAAGTCTCTCTGTTTAAGAATAACATGTTCTCTTCAATTGCTCCTTGAGTATCTAAGTTTTTCAAAATAGAATCAAAATCAGCAAGTTGTCCAGCCCCAGCATTAAATCCAGCTTCAACATTACCTCTTGCGTTAACAGCAGCAAATAAACCTTCAGTACCTTTGTAACCAGCAGCACCTGCAGATCCAGCAGCAGTTGTAGAAGCTTTTTCACCTTCAACTACAGACATTTCTAAGTAATCTTCAAAACGTAAACGAGTTTCAGATTCAGCTTTTAAATACCATAAGTATCCTCCAGTTCCATCTTCAGTAGCAACCTCAACCCATCCAATCTGAGCAGTGTCAGATCCAGATACAGTATATTTACTACGGATTATAATAGGAGAGTTAGAGAATTGAGTGAATTGAGGTTCAACACTTACATACCCATCTGTGTTACTAGCAGAGTAGTTAGGGGTTGAAGATCCTTTTCCGTATTCAGAACCGTATACGAATATCTTAACAGCAGCAGCTAAAGAAGCTGTTGTAGCAGCAGCATAAGGAGCAACAGTTAATACACCTGTAGCAGGTACAGAAGCTGTAACAACACATTTAAGTTCAGCACCTAAAGCATCAATTGCAACGATAGTAGCACCTGCAGAAATAACATTCTTTACAGTTGCAGAAACCGGTATTGTTAAAGTGTTAACACCATCATTTACTACATCAGTATAAGAGATGTGTAATCTATTTTGTTCAGACCAAATAACTTGATCAGAAGACATTGGCATTTCAGCACCAACCATACGTAAGAATCCAGATAAAGTTCTGTTTCCATAACGCTCTACTTCTTGTTCGTAGATCTCAGGTAAATACTGCTCAGCAAATGAGCTAAAATCAGAAGCGGCACTATCAGTAAACTGCATATAGTTACTCGCTAAAGTTTGTTGTTTTTGTGATGGTACAACACCACCAAATAAAGGACTTACAGCCATAATAATTAATTTTTTTAGTTAAATTTCTTTGTTTTAATTTTTAGTTTTGAGGAATCATTCCCGCTTACAGCTTTTACTTTGTATCCATTTACAAATACATTACCACTAGATTGTTGTCTAGGTTCTGTACTTATGTTTTTAGACTTAGCAACTACATCTTTAACAGCGTCGGCTTTACCTTGCTCGTAAAAGTGTTGTGCAATAGTATCAGCGTTTTGCGCTGCATACAAAGCTTTGTGGTAGCTTTTGTAATCTGAAATATTTCCTTCTTTATCTAGGAACGTCCCGATAAAATTAGAAATGTCAGACTGCTTTTCTGCTACTTCATTAACGTTTTTTACTCCATATCTAAACTTCTTTTCACCTACGCTGAAATCAAAACCTTTGAAATCTTGGTTTAAGTAGCTTTTAGTTTTTTGTAAAAAATCATTGTGTTTTGCTTTTGCAGCTTTCTGCTCCTCATTGTGTCGATTGAAAAAATCTGTAGCTTTTTGTTGTTCCTGAGTAACGCCGGGTCTCAACTTGATCTCGTCGTAATATTTACTCTTGGTTTCCTCTAAAAAGTTTTTAGCTTTCGCAACCTCCTCTTTAAACGCAAGTTTTTTCTTACGTATTTCTCTATCCTCGTCGATATCTTCATCAAATTCGAAGTCTTCAAGGATTAAATCTATATCATTACTTTCTAAGTAAGGTTTTGTTGTTTTGTAATATTCTTTAAGAAGTGTAGTACTATCTACTGTAGAGTAGTCTGAACTTAATCTAACGTAATCCGCTAGGTTTCCACCAGTATCCTCCATGAAAGAAATTAACTTCTCTACATTTTCTGGCAATGGTTTTCCGGTAGCTTTGTTTTCTTGAACGGCTTGCTCTAGTTCTTTAGCTACTTCAATAAATTCTTCCTTGTTTGTTATCTCTTGCAAGATTGATCCACTATCTGTATCTTCAACCTTTTTTTGAGTAACATCAGTTACCACTTCTTCAATTTGAGATTCAACTTCTTTTACTACTTTCTCTGTTAAATCTACTTTTGTTACTTCTGGAATAACTTCTCCTTGAGAACCAATATCTACCTTAGGCATTTCTACCTTTGTAATAGCATTTGGTTTGTTTAGGTTTTTAGGCTTTTTAGCTTTCACTTTAAAAGACCCTTCTTCTTTTACTGTTTCTGACATAATATAATATAATTAAATAATTAAATAATAGGTTTTAACTAGGGTTGAATTGGTCTAATCCAAATCCACCTAGTGTATCATTACCTGATGATTCAAAACTCTTAGGTAATGAGTCATTCTTACGTTGGTCGATAAGTTCAGATTGTTGACTAGCTTGTATTCTAGTTCTTTCGTCTTTTCTATCTTCCTTGTCTTTTTCTTTTTCTTGTTCTTTGTTTGCGCTAATCTGAGCTAGTTGCATGTTGTAACTAAATTCCTCAGCCATTAGCTGTTTCTTAATCTCGGCTTCTTGTTGCAGGTATTGAATTCTGAATTGAGACTTACCTTGTTCAATTTGTAATTCGGTTTGTGCTAAAGCTTGTTGCTTCTGCATCTCTGCTAAAGCTGCTTGCTCTGCTGCTTGAGCATTCGCTTGAGCTTGTGCTTGGATATTAGCTTGCTGAGCTTGTTGCATTTCCTTAGCTTTCTGCCTTTTCTTCTGTTTAAGCATTTGGTTAGCTAACTTCAAGTTTGATATTTCTCTTAAGTCAATAATATCATCTAAATCAATACCACCTGTTTGTAAAGCTATTTGTATATTTTGTTCTAATTGAGCTTTGTCTTCTTCTTCAGGCTCTAATTCTAAGAATATCCCGAACTCATGAAGGTTTAAATTCTCCATTTCTACAAGAGTGTTGGTGTTTGATAAACTTATAGAATTCATTAATGCATTCTTAGTCAAAGGGAAGTTTAGCATATCCGCTACTCTTAAGCTTATATTCTCACATGTTCTAACAGTTATATACATAAGAGATTGTAATATGTGCTTAGTAGCAACATTAGACGCCGCAGCGGCCATCTTTTGTAAACCTACTAAAGAATCTTTAGCTGGCATACTGCCATCACGTGCTTCATTTAGACCGGTTACATCTCTTATCATTTGTAAGTAATACTGATAAGTCTGTATTAAAGCCTGTATTTTATTAATACCAGAAGAAGAATTTAATTCCTGAATAGGAACCTTACCCCTGTTTAAATCACC